TCCGATCACGCTGATCGCAACTCCTGGCTCCGGCCTCGCCGTCTATCCGATCTCGATCCTGCTGGAATATAAATTCGTGACCACTCCTTACACCGCTCACGGCGACTCCATTGTCCTCGACTGGAACAACGCAGGCTCGGCGCTGAAGCAGACTTTCGCGGAGTCGGGATTCTTCGATCAGGGATCATCGCAGATTAAGTTCTTCGACGGTGTAGCCGCTGCTGGCGCTCTAACCGTCATCTCGAACCAGCCGTTCACTATCGGCGGCTCGGGCGGAACGGACTTAACCGGAGGCGACGGCACAGCGGTCGTCTACCTGACTTACTTGTTAATCACTCTGCAATAGGAGGCTAAGATGCTGCAACATGTGAACTGGGGATGGATTGTTCTGGGAGTCACGACCGTAGCGCGGAACTCTCTCACTTACATGCCGGTGCCGGGATCAGTTCCGGGATTCGTCTCCGGCCCGTGGTATCCCATGATCTACCACTTCGCGCAAGGTATCCTGGCGCTGAATCCCGCCGGCACTGTTAAAATGTTGACCAACGGCAAGCCGTCCTCTGGCCAAGGAGGCTAAGGATGACATGGGGACTATATCTACAGGGGAATGGCTCCTTGGGATCGCTGCTGTTATCAGCGCTTGCATTGGTGCTGTTCTCACTGTCCGTCTTTCAGCTCATCAAAACGAGAGAACTGCTCTCTGGGAGGCCCTCAAAACCCTCCGCGAGGACTGCCAGGATAATCGAGCAGCGATTGCAGAACTCAAAGGACGATGTGATGCAGTATTCAATTCTGGGTCTCACGGAAGGACCGGATTCGCGGACTAGGAGGACGACGTGAGCAGGGCAGGAGTTACCGATATCGCATCCCAGCTCCAAGCCGACGAAGGCTTCTCCGGCTCCGTCTATCAAGACTCCCTCGGCTACTGGACCATCGGCATCGGAACCTGCGTGGACGCCCGCAAAGGCTGCGCGATCACCGAGGCCGAAGCCCGTTACCTTCTCGACAACCGCATCGCGCTGGCCAAGACGCAAATCGAGGAGACATGGCCGTGGACGCAGGGCATTGACGCCGTTCGCTTTGGCGTCCTCTGGAACATGGCTTACGAGATGGGCATCAGCGGACTCGGCGGATTCCATGATTTCCTTGCCAAACTGCAATCCGGGGATTACGCTGGAGCCAGCGCGGCGATGCTCGAATCGAAATGGGCGGAATCGCAGGCTCCCGCTCGGGCGCATCGGTTGGCGCAGCAGGTCGAGACGGGGCAGTGGCAATGAGAGAGATCGCGTGGGTCATTCTCGGAGCGATCGCGCTGATCGGATTTGTGATATGGGTGATACTTCAATCTAGTGGTGGTGGAGAGGACAGCGAATGAAGCGAGCACAAGTTTATCTTCTAATGTTGACACTAGCCGCGGGCCTCGGATGCGCGAAGAAAGTAACCGCACCGCTCCCCGGAGCGATCAATTCCTTCGACTCAACCACCTACCAAACGCTGATGGACGCGCAGGCCGCGATCAATGCCGTCAAAGCGGATGTCGCTTCCGGCAAGCTGGTCCCCACTCCCATACAGAAATCCGTCCTCAATCAGGCGATTTCTGACTACGATCTCGCACAGGCTGCGTGGCACGCTTACCATTCCGGCGCAACCTCGGACACTGCTGGCCTAACCGCTGCCATCGACCAGATCGTTGCGGACATCGCAGCCATCGCTCAGAAGATTCAAGGAGGCAAGTAATGTCGCTCGCACTTCTCATCGCATCGCTCGTCGCATCCGCCATCAGCGGCCTAGTCGGATTACCCTCCGGCCTCAGTACCTCCATCAATGCGATCATCTCCGTCATCGGAGTGCTAATCAAGAATGGCGTTGGTGTATCTACGACAACGGAATCGCTAGTGCTGACTACTCTGGCGGGAGTCATCGCCGCGCTCAAAGCCACGCCGGGACTTCCGCAGGCTGCGCTGAACGATATCGCCATCCTCGATGACGCGCTGAACGCCGCGCTGGCGCAACAGTCGGCAACGACCAGCGTGGACCCGACGAAACTGAATCCGATCACCCCTTTACCGTAGGAGGAGTTATGGCGCACGATAAAAGTTATCCCTGGCAATGCGTTCGCGATGGCGCGGACGCCGCTGACGTAGCCGCCAACCCCAATCCGCTCGCCACTCAACACGGCCACACGGAATGGCACGACAGCTATAGTGGAGTGCGAGTTCCCGCGCCCAGTCCGCAGCAACCAGGGCCGATCTCGATTCACGACCGCATCAAGTACGGCAGCAAGCACAAGCAGTGAACCATGCCGCTCTCGAAACATTACGAGGGTCACGGCAAGGAAGTCATGGAGTCGATGAAGAAGACCTATGACCCGGAGACGGCTAAGCGGGTCTTTTACGCGACTGAGAACAAACGGAAGAACCAGAAGAAGTCCAAGCGCAAAGGCGGATCCAAGTAGAGCGAGAGGCGAATGTCCAATCCATGTCCGTTTACCCTCAGCACGGCGCTTCAGGAACTCGCCAACCGACTCTACGACCCGACTCAGCAGTTCTGGTCGCAAGCCGAACTCATCCTCTACATCCAGGAAGCATTCCGCACCTGGAATGCCCTCGCGTCCTACTGGCGCGGCGACTTTACCTTCCAATCCCAGCAGGGAGTAACCTTCTACGACATCACCAACCAGACCACTGCGCCGAATACCCTCCGTCCACACACGGTCACGGATCAGTACCTCTACAATCTCATCGAATACCACCTTCTTGAGCCAGCCGTAGGAGCAGGACCGTGGACAGGTTCCGCGCAGTTCTCGATCGACGATATCCTGAACGCCGTGCAGCGTCGGCAGAACGAAATCCTAAGCGTTACCGGATGCTCGGTCACGGAGTCCCAGACCGCAGCCACGCCGGATCGTGTCTACATGCCGAACACGACCCTTGACATCCGGCGGGTGGCGTATATCCCAGGGGTGGAGTGATGGCAGTATCCCTTGTCCACAAGACCCTATTCACTTCCGGTGCCGGAGTCACATCTGGAACGATAAATCTTTCCGCATCTTCTACGGTCCCTAATTGGCTTCTTCTTGAGGCGGCTGCTCAAAGTTTTGTTACCTTCACTACCGATCAGGGAGAGAGCATTCCTCGGATATATGCTGGTACAGCCTCTATAGACTCGGACGCCGCATACTACCTCTTGCCTACAACCAAGACCTGTTCCAGCCTATCCTTCACCGTTATGCTGTCTCGCAAGATGTTCATGGCCGTGGTTTATGAGTTGAATGGGTCAGGACTGGCTTATATGTTGTTTACCAATGCGGCTAGGACGTTCAACTCATCGTCGGTGACAGGTAATCCGATAGTTGGGGACGCCATCGCTGTATCCTTTTATGGCAGCGGATTTGCCTGCGGAAATTTCGGGGGAAGCACTCCAACGGCTAGCGCAGGATGGACCAACGATTCCTTCAACTACAATTCGGGAAATAATGGATTGGCCTCCGCCTATCAGCTAGGAACCGGAACTAAACAGGCTACGTTCACCATCAACGCAAACAACGGAACCTTGGATGCGTCTGCCAACATTTTAGTATATGAAACGGTGATCCCCCCTCCGCCGCCCGTCCCGGCCACAAACGAGGTTCCCCTGTTCGAGGACGACACCTGGAGCATTCAGTCCTTCAACGACGCTTACACCGTTCAGCCTCCTGGCGTTCCATCCATCTACCGGAAATCCACGGAGCCTCTGCTCTCCTTCGACGCCGATGTTCCCCCGCTCCCCGGAACCTATGACATCCTGACCATCGAGTCCGGCCCCACGCTCACCACTTCCGCTCCCAGCACCTTCACCATCCCCGACGACTGGACTTGGGTGCTGAAATGGGGAGCCCTCTCCGATCTCCTCGGGAGGGAGTCGAATGCCAAGGATCTCCTGCGTCAGAAGTATTGCGAAGGACGCTACAAGCAAGGTCTACAACTGCTAGGCGCGGCTGCGGCGGTTCTTGCCACCCGAGTCAATAACGTTCCTCTCCAGGTGGATGCCGTCAAATCCGCTGACCTGTTTAACCCGACATGGCAGGGACAGGCGCAGAGTTCGCCCGAGGAAGCCT